TTGGCAGGCTGACCGTGTTTGCCGTATTCGATGATGTTGGCCAGTTTCGCATTGCTGACACCATCCCTGCGGGGTTCTGCAAAGCCAACCTTGATGTTGTGGTTGCCGTTTTTGTCCATCTTCACAGAGGACAGACCAAGCGCCGACTCTAATTCTCCTGTGGATCGGGATTCGTACTTTGTACCATTACCCACCACAGAGGACAGGTTGCTCTGTGCCTTGGCAAGAACTATCTCGCCTCCGGCTTCCAGTACCTTTTCGGCAACGGGGTCAAAATCAGAACCGAGCCTTGAGATACGCTGCAAAAACTCTTCCGGCATTTTGATATCCACTTTAGCCACTTGTTGCCACCACCTTTTTCGCAAGCACCTCCGTATACATTCCACGCCCTTTTACATCCTCCACGGATGTGATTTCAAACCTGCCATCCTCACACACCAAAATGTGGTCGGTTGTTACGGTAAGACCGGGAATGCAGCGAAAGCGGAACAGGTCAGTCGCCTCGGAGAATGCAGCGAGGTTTGCCCATCTTTCACTTCCGTGGCGTCCTTCTCTGTACACACGGACAGAGGCGAGGATTTCATCCGCCGTTGTGGAGAAACCCTCGCTGTCCTTGATGCGTTTTGTAATGACAATATCAGCAAAGCCGTTCATTTTTCCGAAACTCATGTCACACCTTCCAATCTCGGTCGAGCCTTAACAGAAGGTTGACCGTGTTCCATACCTGCTGACCTGCCTGCACATTGTCGGCAAAGAATCCGCCCGTAGAGCCGTCCCTTGACTCATAGAAATGTGATGCCAACATAATCACGGCTTGTTCCGTGGTTGCGGGCATCGCATTTTCCGTATAATATCCTGCCTCGATGTGCTGATAGCTTTCCGCATAGGAAACGGCGGCAGTGATGAACCTTTCAATCAGTCCATCATCCACCGAATGCTCCAGTATCAGATTCTCCTTAACTTTCGTAAGAAGTTCGCTCATCACTGCCACCTCCCATCTTAGACAGTAGCCATAGTGAGCAGTTTTACTGCTTCAGCAAGTACCAGCTTACCGTCCACACGCTCCTTGGCAACAAAACCGACCATACCGTTTCCGGCGAAGAGTTCCTTGAGTTCCGCAAAAGAACGGGTACCACGGTCACCGATGTTGTAGTAGCTGTAGTCACCGAAAGCAATGGCAGGCATTCCCGCAGTGATTACAGGGAAATAAGGAGAAGTGTATACCTCATAACCCAAGAGTCTGCCGGGTTCTCCCGCCTGTACGGAATCCTGCCAGAGGTAACGGCCGTTCTTGTCAGTCAGCTTACGGATAGCTGCCAAAGTCTGGTCGTTGCAGATAAACTTGGCGTTCTTACGGTAAGGACGCTTGAGGGAGTACACAAGGTCGATGATTTCATCGGCAGTGATTTCCGTTGCAGATGCAGCAGTCACACCAATTTCAGCACCGCCATCGGTAGCAAGCAGACCCAAAGGCTGACCAGTACCGGTACCGTTGAGGAATGCGTCCTCTTCTGCATTTGCAAGAGCCTTGGAGAACTGACGGATGATGTAATTCTCAAGACCGAAAGCGTTGTCATACAGAAGTTCCTCGGTCACCTTAACGGCAACATGGAGTTTGTGAGCATCCAGGTTAATCTGGGCGAATTTTGCATCACCCCAGGTGAGTTCCTCACCCTCGTCAATCCACGCAGCCGCAGGCTTAGTGGCAGCGATGTTGATTTTACGCTCACCGCTTGTAGTGATGGTGTGGCCCAGCTTACGGAAGATGTTCTCTTCCTCCAATGCCTCAATCAAACGAGTGTCATACTCTTCGGGTACAAGGTAACCGCCGTCAGCATCCACGCCCTCCTGGAGAACATTGGACACATTACGGAAGTTTGTACGGAGAGCCTTGAGCATACCGTCCTTGTAGGCATCAGAAGCACGTCCAGTCTTTGCCTTCTGACCGTCCATAGCCTTGCCGTTCATAGGCTTTTCAGTGATAGGAGCAGAGGTAGGTTTGGAAAGCTGTGCATCCATAGCTGCCATAGCCTCCATACGCTCAATTTCAGCACCGAAGTCCTGAACCTTCTTCTCCATCTGTGCATAGGTCTTTGCATCCTCATCGGAAAGCAGACCGTCCTTGTCGCGCTTGGTTTCCACAAATGCCTTTGCGGCCTCCCAAGCCTGGTTACGCTTTTCGCGCAGTTCGTTGATAGTCATAATAAATTACCTCCAATTTTTGATAAGATTTAGCCTGTCCATAAGGTCATCGGCTTTGGTTTTTCGGGTTGGTTCGGATTTGATTGCACACTTGGCGGCAACCTTATCCATCAGTGAATTGACCACATTTGCTTTGGAATAAAGCATGGATACCTGTGGCACATCCACTTCGTCCGTGGCAGTTCTTTGCATGATTTCATCAGCAAAGCCAAGTTCCACGGCCTTGTTTGCGTCCATCCATGTTTCCGCATCCATAAGGTGGGACAGCTTTGTACGGGACAAGCCTGTCTTAATCTCATAGGCATTGATGATGGAATCCTTAACGCTTGAGAGCATATCGATGGCTTTCTGCATTTCCGCAGAATCACCGAATGCAACCGTCATAGGATTGTGAATCATCATCATGGACACAGGGGACATCAGCACTTTCGTTCCTGCCATTGCAATCACGGATGCTGCGGAGGCTGCAATGCCGTCAATTTTGACCGTGACATTGCCCTTGTAATCCATCAGCATATTGTAGATCTGGGCAGCCGCCACGCAGTCGCCGCCGGGACTGTTAATCCACACGGTAATATCGCCGGAGCCTGCCATCAGTTCATCCTTGAAAAGCTGTGGAGTGACGTCATCGTCAAACCAGCTTTCTTCTGCGATTGTTCCGTTCAGAAATAGTGTCCTCGCCTCCGGCATCGTTTCCGTCTGTGCCTGGTTCTTCCACTTCCAGAACTTCTTCATCGGGGTTTTCCTCCTTTCCGTCATTGTCGGTTGTATTTGCAAAAGCACCCGCGTCTTTCAGAGGGAGCATATTGCCGTTAATAAGGTAAAGGTCACCGCCTTCTTCCGCAGGGATACGGTCGAGGTTTTCCAGTTCGCGGATGTCGTTTGCACTCATCCAACCATTCTGGCGACCAATGGCGTAGCCGTTCATACGGCTTTGGTAATCGCCACGGAGCAGACCTTCCAGATTGAATTTCACAAAATAACGCACCTTTTCATCGTGGGATAAAAGCGCCCTCTGAATGGACTGCTCCCAACGGATAACCCACGGGTCAAGGGTGTACTTTACAAATTCCAAGGACTGCTGCTCTATATTAGAAAAGCTCGACTTCTCAAGGTCGCCCACCATATGGGGAGGTACTCTGAAAATTCGAGCAATTTCATTGATTTGGAACTTCCTTGTTTCAAGGAACTGTGCCTGCTCCGGAGAAATGGAAATCGGTGTGTACTTCATTCCTTCTTCGAGGACAGCCACTTTATTGGAATTGGAACTGCCACCAAAGGCAGCCTGCCAACTCTCTCTGACCCTCTGCGGGTCTTTGATGGTGCTTGGGTGTTCCAGTACGCCACCCGGCGTTGCACCGTTAGCAAAGAACTTGGCACCGTATTCCTCGCAGGCAATCGCCATACCGATGGCGTTCTTTGCCATAGCGATGGGACTGTAGCCGACAAGACCGTCAAACCCAAGACCTGGAATATGAAGCACATCGGAAGGCTGCAGGGTTACTGCAAATTCCATATTTTTAATAGCCTCATCGGGACCACGGTAATAGGTGTAATAGAGATGTCCGTTTTCATCCCTGTCCACACTCATCTTGTTTGGCATCAGAGGGTAAAGTGCCACCACCTCGTTTTTACCGTTACGGATAACCTGTGCGTAGGCATTGCCCCACAAAAGCAGATGGGTCATGAGTGTCTCTCGGAACACGAAAGAACTCATTTCCGGATTCGGCTCATCGTGGAGCAGTCGGTAAAGCGGATGGTCGATGGCTTTTTCCTTGCCGCCGTCATCGTTATATTTGTAAAGATGCAAAGGCAAGCCTGCCACTGCTTCTGCAAGGATACGGACACAGGAATACACCGCTGTCATTTGCATGGCAGAACGCTCGGTTACTGCCTTGCCGGAAGTTGTGCCGCCCATATAAAATGTGTAGGCACTGCCCGCCGTTCTGTTTTCGGGCTTATCTCTCGCCTTGAATATGCCTGATAAAATTCCCATAAGAATCACGCTCCCTTCTTAAAAATAGGCATAAGAAAAGCACCTGCCGTTTATTTGACAGATGCTAATCCATAATAGTTATTTACTTTTTAGGTGGAGGATTATCAAGCACAAAATAAGTCATGCTTTTAATATCACCGTATCTACCGAATCCCCATACTTTATCTTCTCTTTCCATAAGAGTTTTAAAGACAATCAATCCAAAAAACATCCCCGCTTGAGTTTGATTCTTCCCACAAGCATAATATAGAGGTTCATACACTGTTCCATCCCAATTGCTACCAGGCATCCACCCAGCAGTATTAATTTCTTTTGCATCAACAAGGATGTTAATGGCATCTACCACTTTGTCGTAATCTGCATCAGAAATATGGTTTTTCCAATTATCATAGTCCTTGCCATGAGGCAGTGTTGTTACATATTTCATAGAATCAACTGAATATAACATTTTACATTCCTCCAGAATTTTTAGTTTCACACACTAACCATAAATCCAGGATAGCGTGTAGTTAATGAAAAATTATACTTTTGGAGAATCCAAGCCAACATACCTGCAACATGATACCTGTTAAGAGATGGGTAAGTTTTTTGAAGATTTCCCAATACTTCTGATATAAGTTTTCTTGTATCTCGACCACCGGGATATTTTTTCATAGTGTCTACAATTTCTCGCTCCACTCTTCTTTTTACATAATCTGGTTGCATCGATTATCCCTCCTTAACATATAGCTGAACATTGGAACTTGTTTTTCCCGCAGGTTTTATCTGAATTAGTTCTTGGGTTTCCCTCTTTACAAGATGATAAAAATTTCTTCCCAGCGACAGTTTTACTCCTCGTGGGATAGTATCCCAATCATCAAACAAAGACATAACCGTAAAGGGAACTCCTGCTGGCTGTAAAAGTGCCTGTTCCTTAAGGTATGAATATCTGCTATCAAAATCATCTACTGAGATTGGATACTTCTTTACATACTGTGCAACAGATAAACCTATTGCTTTGGATTTAACCAAAACCTCCTCATATTCTTCATCAGTTAATGTAACGGAGACAGTTACTGCCATACTCAACACCCCTTTCTGATAATGTGGTATAATATTTTATAATCTAATATTAGCACACATAATCAGAATGTGCAAGGGGTTAAATAAATAAAATTCCACGGTCATCATAAACCGAGGCACTATTGCTATTACCACAACGAATCGCACGGTCAAGTGCCATAATCGTTGCAACAGCACCGTCAATCTTCTCTGTGGATTTGGCTTTATCTGCTTTGATATTTCCGGCAGGGTCTGTCTTGATGTAGATGTTATCCATCATCCAACGAAGAACAGGATGCCCGCCATGAGCCAGTTTCTTCTCCATCGCAAGTTTCATCAGTTCCTTTGTAGGAGGCGACATATCCTTATATCCCTGCCCAAAAGGTACTACCGTAAATCCCATACCTTCAAGGTTCTGTACCATCTGCACAGCGCCCCAACGGTCATAGGCAATTTCACGGATGTTATATTTCTCACCCAGGGACTCGATAAATTTCTCGATGTAGCCGTAATGGACTACATTGCCCTCGGTGGTCAT